ATGCGCGACATAGCATTGTCGAATGGGCGTTCCATCCCACGGGTAAAATCCGAAAAACAGCGTCCATCAATTCTCGCATAGATAGGAAGCAAGGGCATGAATCGGCGGCTTGTTTCAACCGTTTCATAATCCTTCATCCGATTGCCAAAGTCATCTTTAGACATTTTACCCTACCCTATCTTGACTCGGTTGCTCACGAAAATTCGCCGCGCATATAATCATAGGTTCCATCGCCGTGGCCTACACAATGCCTTCCATCAATCACATGCCGAACAAGATTGTTAAGCCCTACTTCGGCAGCGTTACTCGCAAAATTAAAGCTATCAAGCCCATCTCTGGTGGATGACCTCTCCGTAATTGCCATCAACATTTCTTCTGCGGATATTATATCCCCATATTCATCTTCAATATGGCTTTCAGGGTGCGACCATACGCGCTGCCAGTCATCTAGCGATTCAATGCCTTCTTCTGGTATAACATGCAGGGAAAAGTGCCAGCCGCCACTTGATTTACCGATATGCAGAGGCTCCTTTGCATGGCCGCACGTTTTGCAAGCAGGCTCGGTGTATAAATAATAGTTCGTTCCCATAAACTTTACCGTACTTTCACTTCGTTGCTGTTAAGCGTGATATTTCTCTGTTGATATACCACGCCGCTTTTTGCATATCCTGTAAGTGCTGCTCATTACCTACGCTGTCAGGATGTTGCGCTCCTGTTTTTAGTCCTGCTCGCCATAAATATTTAATCGCGTTTCCAACATTGAAGTTAAAATGCTCTGTCACCTGAATACACTCCACACCGGAAGGATGGGATGTGTAATGCGGCGGATGATTTACCATATCGTTCATACCCTCACTCGCTTTCTTTCTTCTGTTTCTCAACGCTTGTTAAATATGCGGATACACAGACTGCTGCGGCATACTTGGCAGCACTAATTTGTAAAAATTCGCCCAATGCATCCTGTGCCTCTTGCCATGCTTTATCGTTTAATACCATTGTCAGCCTATCCATCACTCACTCGCTTTCTTTTGGTTGGTGCAAATATTCAACTCTGGCAAGCTTGCTTCCATCATAATAATAAAGCCCCTTATCAGCCGCCACACACAAAATTCCATCATACGTTACCATCGAATTTACAGATGATGGGTTGCCATTCCACCAATTGACGATACGCGTTATAAAGCCAGTGCGCTTGTATGGTATTTTCTTGATTCCGCTTCGCCTATGTATATTGCCAGCGGGTAGTGGCAAGAAATTATCGTGTTTTACTGTTTTCATAAGGTTACTCATGGTTTAGTCGGGTGATTGGTGCATTTGCATGGCTTATTCGTCCAGTAATGCTCCCCGCACTTATTACATTGTGGCGGCATCATCTCTCTCCTTTATTCTGGTTGGTTAGAGCGGGGGTGCGCAATACCCATGTCAAGACGCGCTCTATCCAATGTTTTTTTAGCCTTCAAATATAGATATTCATTCCCATGGGAAAGAAAGGGAAGAAGACTCTCCTTCTCCGATAGGTAGATTTGCGCGAAGGATTTGTCATATTTAACAATGCTAGAGGTATTATCAATTAAATCCGCAAGCTTAATGGTCGCTCCTTCGGGCGAAGATTTAGCAAGATGCTCTTTGTCTATTTGCTTTCTGGCTGCTCGGTTTCCGTCTTCCTGTTTTGAAGTATCTGTAACCTCCATAACCAATTCAGCAACTCGCTCGCCAAAAACCAATACTATATCTTCGTGGGTTACAGATGTATCTTCCACGGTATCATGCAGCACAGCCGCGCATATTACCGCCATATCGTCAGTCTGTTGCGCCACAAGCTCCATAACCGCCATGCAATGCGTAACGTAAGGCTCCCCAGAGTATTTGCGCTTTTGGTCTTTATGAGCGCACGATGCAAAACCTAGTGCTACATCCACATAATCAATCTCTTCTTGTTTCATTGCGGCCATAATTTTCCTTTCAAACGAGTAGGCGTGTAATGACGCCTCGTGTTAGTTGCTCCGTTTCCGGCTCCCTTATAGGCAGGGAGGACTCAGGGAGTGACCCTGAACTATCAATACCATCCAGCAGTATCGTCTAGAATGCTGCTCTGCTCTTTATCAAGTGACTTCACTAAGCCATCCCCCTTAAAAACCCTATAAGCTCTCGTTTTTATCCTTTCCTCACTACTCATGATATTATAGATTAAAGTTATTGCGTTTCCTTCTCTAATTCGTCCACCCAGTCAGGGCGTAACATCTGGTCTAGCTTGTTCTGATATTGCTTGCTGGCGACTATTTCTAACATCACTTGCTGGCGGCAGACACTTTGACTCGTGATGCCGGAATTAACTCCCAGTACAAAAGCTATATTCGCAGCAATCGTAATTCCACCGATAATAATTAGATGTTTAGTGTCTGGCATGGCTACTTTCCTTCCATTTCGCACAAGGCTTTCTCAATTCTCTGCAATGTGTCGATGCGTGGATTTTTCAGTGTGTATAGCGTGTTCTCATGGATACCAGCACGGCGGCAAAATTCAGATTGCGACATGTTCAGTGCCGCAACCCGCTCTTTGTAGTCGCCCACAATTCCATTTAATAGTTTGGTCAGGTTTCTGTTCATGTCTCTTTATGCCATAGAACAATGTTCGCGCAAAGCTGCCTTCAAATGGCCATCGGCATCTTTCAAGTGACTGTACACAGAATTAATCATAGCGGTATCTGAATGCCCCATTAAAGTCGCCAACGTCAGCACTTCCACGCCATTTAGCAATTTACGCTGGCAGAATCCGTGGCGCGAAGCATAGCAAAACAGCCGCTTTCCCATAACCTTTGAAAGACGAGAAAACCGATTGCAGATTGAATATTTAGTCCAAGCATCGTCACGGGTATTGCGGAATATTTTGCCATCTTTATTTTTTTCAAGAAGTCTTGTAATGATTTCCAAGGCAACCCCTTGGACGTAAATAATCCTCTTCGCTTTTTTCCCTTTTGATTCTTCAACTGGAAATACAATGCGTTCTTTTTCCAACTCAATGTGCCTTGCTTCGATATGTCGTGCCTCCTGAGGTCTGCACCCGCTAAACCAAACAAATTGAAATAAATCCTTGAATGGGTCGGAAGGTTTCAATAGCGTCATTATTTTATCATAATCGGCAGGGGTCATATAAATGTCGCGTCTTTTCGGCGAGGCTTTCTTCATCCTAGCGATTGGGTTACTTTCCACATAACCCTGCTCCATACCCCAGTTATAAATCCGCTTGATAGCAACCACCGCACCGCCCGCATAATTATTGCCCCACTTGTCGCCGTACGAATCAATCCATTCCTGCACCTGAAACGGTTTCAAATCCATCACAGCGGTATCGGCAACACCTTCATACGCATTGAACATGGTGATATAATTCTCATACCATTCGTGCGTTCTCGGAGCCTGATGTTTTTTACACCACGCAAGGAATTTCTTGGAGAGTTCCGAGAATGTCATTTTTCTAATCCCCGCAAAATTAGTGTAAAATAACCGATACAGTCATCATAGTGGTCGCGCTCTTTCCAATCCCCCGACCCCGACCGCGCCAGTTTCGTGCATATCAACTCCAGCGCCTCACGCATATAGGCTGGCATATCGTGCCAGTTCGGTGTGTGCAGCATGATATACTTTAATGCCTGTGCGGTCAGCGCTTGTGTTGTGAAATCACCATGTGTGGTTTCGCGGTCACTCGACAATCTATTGGGCAAACTTGTTTCGGCGGTCATCGTATTTTCCTTTGTTAGTTAAAATGGAATATTTATAGGAAATTGATACGGTCTATGGTGTGCAGTTACTAGCCCTTCCCATTGGTCAACAATCTGCAAAATACGAATAATCTTTTTGGGGTCACGAATTGCAAGTCGCTTAGCTTCTTCAAGCGCCGTTTCAAAACACTCATGCACCTTTCTCGGCTCACCCTGTCCCATCACATGGACCACATACGGAATCCGGTCATCGGTTGGTTTATTGGGCTTCTTTTTTGGCATTGCGCTGCCCCTAGAACGGAATACTATCCGAGTCATCATCCATCACCGTCGCACCAGGAAAATGCTTCTGCACTTCATCGGCTACGGGATTGGATGGTGCAGCGGATTGCTTTCCGTCTAACATAATAATAGTTCCACCAAAATTCTGTAATACGATTTCCGTGGTGTATTTTTCGACTCCGCTATTGTCGGTGTATTTACGAGTTTGCATCTGCCCCTCAATATAAATCTTGGAGCCTTTTTTGAGATAGTTCTTTGCTACATTGACAAGATTCTGATTGAAGATTGTGATGCGAACCCACTCGGTTTTCTCTTTCTTCTCACCTGTATTTTTGTCTTTCCACGATTCAGAAACGCCAAGCGAAAGGTTTGCAACCTCTCTATCTGCGCCCATTGCGCGGATTTCGGGGTCTTTGCCTAAGTTGCCTATGAATGTGCATTTATTTAGTGAGGCCATTTTATTCTCCTTGGTATGTTACATCTACAATCGTGGCAGGTTTCTCGCGTTCTGCGAAGAATCCAGTTTTTCTAATTTTCTCAAACATCTCTAGTCTAATCTCGTTGAAGGCATTAAGTGCCGAAGCAAGATTTTTGATATACGCATCATCCCTGAATGTACGTTCTTTTAGTGGCGGCATTTCTGGATGGTAGGAATAACGGTCAACCCAATCTAGTTCTGCAACATAAATCTGCCCTTGCGCCTGCGAGACATAATCACCATCGAAGCCGTCTATCATGTACCCGATATGAGTCTGTGGTGCGGGGCATTTGATTTCCAGCCCGCCGTTGACGTTCATGACTAGCCTATCTGGTGATGCTCCTATCATGCCGCAATCTGTTGTGATAAACCCCACCTCCTGCGTTTCAACATCATTTTCAAACTCGTACAGTTTTGCTGCCGCTGCTTCCAACGCCTTGCCGCGCTCAATCCATTCGAGTCCATCAAGGCTTTGTGTCGGACGCATCAAGAGTTTTTCCGCAATAAGTCGGTACGCATATTTCTTTGCCTTTTCGCTCAACCCCTTTTTATCCTTCGACATGGACAGTTCGCCGGTTGTCGGCTTCACGATGCTCTTAAACTCGCTGGCGGTAGGAATACCTAAACGCAGGATTTCCCAGTCGCTACTCCCCTGTGGTGCATCATGAATAATCATGATTGCATCTTTCTCTTTTTAGCCAAAAGTGCATTGAGTGCCGCCGCAAAATCTTTGCCCTGAATATTCTCCAGCGCGACAACTCCGATTGCCTCTAGGTATTTTTTCTCGTCAGCTTTCGTTTCTGCAATGAGCGCTTGCAACTGCTTTACTTTAGCTTCGTCAATAAATACCATGCCGCCGCGCACTCCGTCATCGTCATCCTCGAAGCGAAGGTTGAGCGCAAATTTTGTTGCATATCGCTGGCCGTAACTCATGGAGCTACCAACACCTTGTACGTTGTTCTTGCCGCCGCCTGAGTCGATAGGGATGGGCGGTGTAGAGGTTTTGCGCGTATGGCCGCCACGATGATGCAGGATAGCGACAACAGCGGTTCCATTCGGATGCACCTGTGAATCAAAGGTGAGGTCAAAGCCCTCCTCTGCAATAATATCATCAATCAGGGCTTGCACCTTTTCCCACTTCGCAAACTTAAACGCTTCTTCCATGACACCCGTTTTCTTATTCTCATAAGCAACAATGTCACCTTTTTTGATGATTGGAAGCTTGGAGCGCAGGCGCACAAACGCCGCGTTAAATTCCTGCTCTGCTTTTTTGTCCATCATGCGTTCTTTAATATCCAGAATCGCAGAAATCTTTGCAGGGTCAACATCAGGATTTGTGGCAAGACGCTCGATAAGCGACAGCATGTTATCTTCTTCGGTGGTGACTAGGGCTGTCATTTTGTTTCCTTAAAATAGGTTTTGACAAATACACCATGCCATGCCAATAATAGCCAGTCAAGAACAAACGAGGCTAATTTATGGCAAAGACAAAAAAGACTCCAAAAACCAAGATTGTTCGGTCAGTTGTTCCGTATGCTTTATTTATGGATATAGTGGAAGAAGCCGAAATGAATAACCGTACAGTATCTTCTCTTATACGAACAATCCTAATTTCTTACCGCAAGGGTACGGAATTGGAAAATTTCTAATCAACCAACAAATAAGGACACACAATGACCAAACTCCCAAACACCGATGTAAAATCCTACGCAGACCGCCTCATCAACATTGAGACAGAAATTGCTACATTAGGCCAGGATAAAAAGGAACTGAAAGAAGAAGCAAAAGCCAGTGGCGTGAATATCAAAGCACTTGTGGCCGCTGTCAAAATCAAGATGAAAGAGCGCGATTTGGAAACTGAGGCAGTCGTAAATCAATACCTCGGCGAACTTGGCGAGCAAATGTATTTCGCAGGCATCTAGTGACCTTCGACGTTGACGACCTAGAAAAAATCCCCGAAGTTAAGCAGGAAAGAACGCCCACTGAGTTTCGTCTACAGTGCGCCATCATTGACCATGTAAGGGGACGTCTGACGGGCAACAAGGCGTTTAACGTTTTTATCACGCATATCTATCAAGGGCGTGATGCTAACGACGGCTTCTTTCTCAAAAAGATGGGGGTCGTGGCGGGTGTTGCGGATATGCTCATCCTATGGCGTACCAGTTGCAGTTGTGGCTTGCCAAAGGTTGGAATTGGCTTTCTCGAATGCAAAACTAAAACCGGAAAGCTATCCGGTGTGCAGGGAAAGTTTAGGGGGATTTGTCATTGGCTTGGAATCCATTACGCCGAGGCTAGAAGCGTCAAGGAAGCGCATGACGTGCTGGTTGGCTGGGGTTGCCATGTCAACCATGCCGCAATCCGTGAACCTGATTTACGCAGCAACACGCAAAAGAAATCGGATGGTTTTGATATGTATAAACCGCTGGGCTCGGCGGCAAAATGGGGGGATAGGCAATGACGGACTATGAACAATGGACGCTTGAATTGGCGCTGCAAGAAGTTAGCAACTTAAAAGAAAAAAGCACGTCATCCAAAACAAAAGAATTTTATACGACTATCGAACATTGCCTTATGGCGCTGCAATTATCTATGACGCAAATTGATAGCCTGCAAAGGAAGATTGATATTCTGGAGCGCTTGGTTCTTGCCACATGCCCGCCGCTAAAAACACCGATGAGCGATAAAGTTTTTGGAGATACACACTGAATTTTCTTGTGAGGCATTACTGAGAGTGGTACAATAGCATTGCCTTAATCGGCATACTATTATCATTATTATTAGGAGAATTATTATGTTACTTAAGATTTATACCAGCAGCAATACCGTCAAAATCATTGACAAGCTTGATGATGTTGAGGTGCATACAGGTTCACGCTCAGTAAAGACATGGGCGGAAATGTATGATCTAACCACCCCTCCTATTCGTGGAACATTTGACACACCAAAAGTAGATAATTACGATTGGGTTCAGGGTTGTCGCAACGAAAGGGTGGCATCGGCCAATGATTTTATACATCCTGCATTGCAAGATGTTGAATCCGCTGCCGCTGCTTATCCAGTACAAATTAAACTTGTTGATTATCTCCGCGCAGGGGAGTGGAAACGTGTAGCTATTCAGCAATACGCCTATCTCTGTAATGACGACGGGAAAACGATTCAAAAAATAGATTAAGCCGCGCGTCCTTTCAATGTGTCACCTGATGCACTTTAGGTCGTATGCGAAAGTCAACTGGTAGGCGGCGAGGTTTCTTCTACTGGAATACGACCATTCAGGATTTTTCTGTGATATATTTACCCGTAAATTTGCAATATTGCCATAGTGACAACAAAATAAAAAGAGCGTAAAGTTTCCCTCACGCGCTATGAAGGAGCCGCCCTAAATGTCTATAATCCAAAAATATTTATAATTTCTTTATGTCGGCAGATGCGCATTGGCCTTCAACTCTGCGCGTCTGTCGGCACCCACTTGAAGGGGTGAATTTATGGCCGAAAAAGAACCCAATGTTGCGCTTGTAAAGCCAGAGGAAAAACCAGCGGTAGTCCCTCCATTTCGGTGTCTTGGGTATAGCCTCGGCGTGTACTACTACTTTAGCCGTG